GTGACATAAAGGCAACACCATACGAGCTTGTTCTTCACATATACCCATGCCTAGTAGCTGTTCGTATGCAGACATAGCATCAGCTATAACATCATTTAAATAAAATGTAGCTTTACTTTGTATCTCTTCGTCTTGTATTACGTCACCGCTCCCCTGCTTCTTGTCCTTAGTCTGTGACCGCCATATAGCTGTGTCAGCATCGTTAATACTAGGTCTATACCAGTTAGGTTTGGTATTTACGTACCGTCTACTGATTTCATTCCAACGTAGGAACTTGTGCTTGACTAGCTGTCGTGCCACAAAGATAGGTGCTTGCACTTTAAATGACGCAAAGCAATGACCAAAGGGTGACATATGTTTATGCTTGGCTAGATACTTAATGAGCTTGGCATCTGTATCTATGAATGTCTTTTTGTTTACATTGAAACTAACACGTGCAGCATTTACCACAGTGAGATCATTACCCATGTAATTAATTAGTTGTGCCTTCATTTTACATCTCCTATTATTTCTATTGCTTTTTCTACAGGCATTTTAAACCACTCTGAACCACACTCGTCAGCTATCTCTTCTGCCTTTTCATGGGCTTGTTGTTCCGCTTTACGTCTGTCTTCAAAGTATGTACAGTGTTCTAGCTTGTAATCTCTAAGTGGACTAGAAGTTTGATACGACTTGCATCTATCGTCAGCGTCAACTGCCATACCAATCTTAACCCACCCTTCCCATGCAGGGTTAGTAATTGCATAGACGTACCCATCTTTTGATTTTTTATACCTTTCAAAACTAGAGAAAGCTGCATCGTTAAAAGACTTATAGATCCCAGGTTTATATAAAGGGTGTGTTCTTGGTACATACTTACCATTAACGTACATTCTTTTTGGGTTATTTCTAACCTGATTTTTATAAATTGTATCTGGTAAAGCAGGTTTTAAACAATTTTTACAATGTGTTCTGCCACTACTTTTCCAAGAACTATACCAATTATCGTCTGTCAACTCCACATTACAAAGAGTACAATTATGTGTCATACTTCATACCTCGCTGTTCTATAATCAAGATTACACATAACATGTCCATGCCATCCTGTCAATTTATTCTTAACACAATTTAAATATCGTGCAGTGCCTTCTTCTTCCTGTCCTTCAGTAACAGTGTCCTTCGCAATCAATATCATCAAGTCAGCTTCAGCAGCCTTACCTGTACGTGATCCTTCCATCATACTCTGATTGACACTGGTAGTCTTACCCTCTGCTTCAGCACTCAACTGTGACATGTAGAATATAGCACAGCCATGTTGTTTAGCAATCATACGTGCATACACAGCGTTAGCCTTGAGAGCTTCGTCCTGTCGTGCAAAGCCACCTGTACGTGCAAACTTGTCACCCATGTCAAGTACCACAATGTCAGGCTTGTATGTCTTACACACACTCTCAACCCACGCCATGTCCTTACCTGTAGCGTCACGCAGTTTGATGTTCTTCTTTACTGGTTCATAAAGAGTGTGTGCTTTCTTAGGGTCAGCTTTGACTTCGTGCATAGTCATACCACTTGCAGCAGTCAGGTATCTTGCACCAACTCTGTGAGCACCCTCTTCATTACATAGAACAATGCAACTTGCACCCTGTCGTGCAAAGCCATTTGGTCCTGCAATAATACTGGCATGAAAGGAAGTCTTACCTGTGTTGGGTCTCGCACCAATCTCAATCAAGTGTCCTGCATTGACACCCTCAACTCTACGACAGAGTGTGGGTATATTGAATGTCCACTGTGACTCCAAGTCATTCTTACTCAGCAGTGTTTCAATGTCAATGTCGTCCCACTCAATGTTAAGATTCGGTGTAAAGTCATCTCCATAACTCTCAATAATATTACGTAGTGGCTCAAGATTATTCTGTGTACCATTTACGTAGTCAAATCCAATGTTGGCAATGTCCTCACCTATAACCTGTTGAAACAATTTAGACAGTACGTCCTGTGCAATGTCACTGCCCATAGCCTGTTCCTTCTTGACCTGTGCAAACAGATTACTGTAAGCACCCTTCTGTGCTGTGGTCATTGTGGGATTACCAGATACGAACAAAGCCTCTATTTCGTCTGGTGTAACACTGCGTTCATACTGTTGCATTGCTTTATCTATAGACTGTTTAATCTTACGTACATCTTTACTAAACAATCTGTCTGGGCATCTAGCTCCACGATGTTCATCGTAAAACTTTTTGTCCATTAAACTTCTAATTAGTCCTAATTCCATAATTTAATCTCCTATGTTGGTCTAAGTTTTCTAAGTCAGTCGGGTTTCTGTATTTTAAATCGTCCGTTAATTTCATTACTCTTACACTATCTACGTAACCACGTAACTCTTTTGCAAACTGTAGCGTCTTTGGTAGTGCATCGGGGTCTAACGCTATTATTGCTGCTGAGAACTGCGACAAGTACCTCTTGTGTGATTCAGAAAGTGAAGTACCCAACACAGCCACCCCGACATATACGTCACTACCTACAACAGCAGCACTCACACAGTCCTCAACAACTACAGCAACACTACCATAACCATGTGTGTATGGCAAGTCACTATTCCAATATCTTTTCCATTTGGGTAATCTTTTTCCTAAAGAACGTCCAACTGCGTCAATTATGCAACTGTCATGCACCACTGGAAAGACAACTCTATGTTCCTTTACGTCGTAGTACAACTCAACTAAGTCCTCATCTAAATCATACTTCTTACGAAAGGGTAACACTTCTTTAGAATGACTTACAATATATTCTGGTAGTACAAAGTCTTTTTTCTGATGTTGTACGTGGGGTGCAAGTGACTTACGAATGTCATCACCAGTTAAATGAACACGTGTATTACCAGACACAGAACAATCACCTCTATAACAATTCCATACTAAACTACCTAAATTATTTGTAGCTGTAAATGTTTTGTAACCTTTACATACAGGACAGTCCATACGCTTAGTTTCACCATTACTTAAATGTAAATCACTTACAATGTTATATATATCATTCATGTTATATCACTTTCTATGTTTTCACTTACAGTGGATTTTACATGTTTATTTCTGGTTGTCAAGGCATTATTTGCACTTGTATACGTATTTTTTAAATATGGTTTCACTGACTGTGGGTTTGCATGTCCTGTAACTGACATAATTTGTGGCAGTGGAACACCCGACTCTACCATTTCAGTTGTACCTGTTCTACGCAAGTCCATTAACCGTAATTCGTCAGGTAATTCTGCAAGTTTCATAACAACTCTACCTGCCTTAGACATTCTTTCTAGGCTGTATGGGTGGTATTTTCCCCCTACAGGTCGAGGTCGTGGTGCAACGTAGGGTTGGAAGCCAAAATCATTCTGTTGCTGTGTGAGCATCGTTTTAAGTTCGTCAGAGATAGGAAGGAACACTTGTGCTCTCCGTTTAGACTGCTCAAGAGACAAAATAGATGTGTCTAAATTGACACTACTCCACTCTAACATTCTCATGTCTCCAATCCTCTGACACCACTCATATGCCATCTGAATAATCAGTCCTACATTTCTATATTCAAACTCTTTGTATGCTACATCAAGAAAGGTCATAACTTGATTTCTCGTCCACACAGTTTTTCTTTGCTTCACTGTCTTACGTTTTATGTTACCAAATGGATTCATAAGAACGTGTTCCATCTGAATACCAAATCGAAATAACCTACTAGATATAGTACAGGCATAGTTGGCAAAATGCACTCCCCTTTTAACCCATTCCTCATAATGATACTTAGCCATTCGGGTTGTGATGTCCGTTATACGTCTGTCACCTAAATCATACACTAATATATTTAAAAAATAATCGTATTGACTTTTGGTTTTATCTCGTAACATCTTGTAATCATTAGATTGTTTATATACATAGATTAACTGCGACAACTTGGCACTCTTCTTCAAAGTTGTACCTGTTGCATATTTGTCACACCATTCATCTACTATTTTATTTAGTTTTTTAGCTTGTATTTTAGCCTGTTGCAAATCTGCACCAAGTTCACATCTACTGATAATGTCTTGTATAACTAGATGTTGTGGTGGGTTAAACCTATAATAGGTCTGTCCATCTGCCAGAGTTTTACTCTGTACATAACGTGGTAATTTCATATTATTTCTCCCATCTATAAAATATATGATCATCTATACGTGAAGTCTTTGTCTTTGTCAATGCCCAATCGGGATAAACACTTGTAGCATGGTAGTGTGTTGCACCATCAAGCATATCAATAGTCTTACCGT